GGCAAACCACCGTATGTTGCTCCGTAATAATCAATAAGAGGACCACCAATGGTGCCTTTGTGCCCAATCATACTGATATGTCGTGCAGTAATGTTAGCAGTACCAGCAGCACTTGTCCACTCTGAAACCGCAGATGTCACCAAATTTGTTCCTGCGGTGACTTCTATTTTAGCCTCACTGCGAATATTGGTGTTGCCTTTTGCTAGTACATTATGAGTGTCTAACATAGTTTCCGAGTTAGGACCGATCACCATCGCTCCTCGTGACCCTCTGACAGTGTAGTTCTGATCACGATTGACTACTTTGGTGTGACGCCCTTTAATGTTCTCTATCTTGTCACCAGCCACCTCTAGATTATAATTGCCGTCTACATCTACATTGAAATCGCCCGCAACACGTAAGTTAACATCACCCTTGTAGATTAGATTGCCTTCACCTTCTACTATCACCGTTGCGTCACCGCCCGTGACTTGAACTGTCTGCTTCTGAGATGATATCAAAACACTACCGTCAGCACGAAGTTCCATACCAGCACCAGACCGATGCTTGATAAGAATGCGTTCACCTCCAGGAGTATCATCAATCTCAATGACATGACCGGACTCAGTTTCTTGTACTTGATTGAAAGGGTATACAGAAGGTTTTTGATCTGGCAATTCCAAATCTATGCCCAATTCACTACCACCTAATCCTAGATTATTTACTTTAGAACCTACAGCGGCTTTGTTAACACTAGATCCAAAAAAATAATCTCTCTTAGGATATTCTCCAGTAGGATCTACCATTCCATCTATAGTAACACCTTCGGTATCTTCTTGACCTTCATTTAGATATCGTTTTCTTCCCGAGAGGTCGTCAATCGTATTAGTCATTGTTTTTTCCAAATCTAGTTAATACATAATCAGGCACATCAAATCCAGGATCAACATTCTGACCGATTTCATCTACGTCACTATGCCCTACAATTTTAATGCCCGGATATACATTATAGAACGATCTACAGAAATGATCAAAGGTGTTTATTTGACTGCGTGTCAAAGATTGTGCGGATATAAAATTAGCAGCGTTAGGTGTTCCGGTTGGTGCATTGATACCACCAACAAAAACAAATGCTATTGTATTAATATCAAATCCTGGCGTATGTTCTCCATCTAAACTAACTGGGCGACCTCTTTGTAAAGAACCATCTCTACGACATACGTAATGATAACCAATACCAGCTAATCCAGCAGCGAGATGCCATCCATTAATTTCTTCTGAACCTATGTTCTTATTAGTATGAGTTTCAGTCCAATGAACAATCACCGTATCTACTTCTCGTTTAATAATTCCAATTTCAGCCTGAAGTTCTTCAACAGATGAGATATAAGGAAAGACAGGATTACCTTCACCATTATTCCAATATTGTTGATAGGTACCGATCTGATATGGATCCGGAAATATTACTGTGTCGGGTGGCAATTTTGTGGAGTTTGCTATTGTAGTATCAATAGATTTAATAAATCTTACTATTTCTGGATATGTTAAACCACTATTGTCTTGTAGGATTCTAATAGCAGCACTTTCATCAGCAGCATCGCCTTGTGATAATAGTATAACCTGTTCTACATTTTCATTAGAGATTTTTGGTGCAACTTCTTTAATCTTCTGTCGGATAGTTGTTAGTGTTTCAGTACTTAAACCTTGCACCATTCCAACTTGAGAACCTTTGGCAATTTTATTTGAAACCATTCCTTTGTATTCTACAACACTTGCGGCGTAATCATTCCTAGCAGATGTAGCATTCTGTGTTGCAGTTAATACTGTCGCACCGTCTTTGCCGCCTGACAATGTAGTCAAATCAGTCTTAGCACCCTCAAGATCTTGAACGATCTCATTAGCCTTTGTTATGCGCCCACTTATATCAGAAATCGCGTCACTGTCTACATATCTCATAGCCTGATTAAAGTTGTCTGAGTCCTTTTCGAACATAGATCCGACACCGCCAGCTACGCCGACAGTTGTGACTCCCGCTGAGGTTTCATCAGGAGAAACTACAAAGCCGCCCATCCCATCGGAGACTTCATTGGTAATATCAACCAAGGCAGGATTAATAGACGTAATTGTTCTATTTAAGTTTGCGGTACTAGCTAACGCAGAACCCACGGTGCTTCTAATTTCATCTGTTACTGATTTCAACGCTGTCGTTGAAAGTTCACTGATCGACGTAGAAGTAAACGCGCCAATCTTACCGGCAGCCAAATCTTTACCCGCAGACAACAAGCCCTCGGGCGACACGTCGGTAACAATATTTTGAAGTTCGCCTTTAAAGTTAGCCGCAAGATCGGCAGGATTTAAACTAGCGCCCAAACCTGTGATAATAGACAGAAGCCCACTGATTGCACCTGATGTAGGATCTGCTTCAAGAGAAGCTTTTATTGGAGTTACAATTCCCGTCTCAGGATCAGGATCACTATATTCGATTTGAACTTTAGTGCCGAGTTTAGATAACAAACCTTCAACAGCACCGTTTATCATATCAGTGCCCATATTCTTCAGAGAGGTAGTGTCACCATTCAAAAGTCCAACCGCAGTATCTTTTGCATCAGACAGTTGATCTTTATAACCGTCAACCTTTGAAGTGAGATTCTCCATCCCACCTTTGATTTGACCCGCTACTTGCCCACCGATAGAAGCTTTGGCATCAGTGAATGTACTTACTGCTTCTTGCGCTTTAGCATCAACGTTATTTGTAGACACTGCACTTGAGGCTTTGTTAACTGTTTTTTTCAGTTCTTCCGAGAAAGTTTCGGTGGCATCATTAGCCTTTCTTTGGGAAACATTAAGGATCTTGCCTGTTTTTGGATCAACTACTTCTGGCATTATACTAAGACCTCGTCATATGCTCTTTGGGCGATTTGATCACTCTGAGATGCGCTGTTAAGATAATATTTATTAAAGACCTGACTAGCATCTTTAATGTTGTTTGTTGCGTTTAATTTTGAGTTGGTTAAATTGAATCTAGTACGCAATTCAAAAAGAACAAATTGTAATTGAGTAGAATATAATTTCCAGTCTACAGCCGGTCTATATTGTTGCGAAAATCTTAACAATCCAATGTAACGACTTCCTATAGAAGGATCAATTGACCATTGAGCAATTCCTGTATTAGACACTCCACCAAATGTAACAAATGAAGATATATTTTCTAAAGCACCAGTGATAGCAGCGGCATGAATTATTGTATAACCATTGTCAATAAAAAACTTCATAGATTGTTGTCTTCTAATACCAACACCAGGATTAGCAAGATCATCCTTTGCAATTTTTGCTATAACTACGTTTTGTATTCGTTTTTGATCATATTCGAATGAATTTTCAGACGAGCCGCGTTGTTCTTTTTGAATAGATGTGGGCAGTTCAGTGTGTGGCAAAGATCCAAGCACTAATGGTATTTGCGATGACATTCCATCAAGAAAAATACCGAACACAAAAGCACCTTTGGATAACTGTGGTATTCTTCCGATACCAGATGAACCACCTTCTGTAGTAGGAATCAGAACTTGAGCCCACGGTAAATCCTTTTCAGGAATCTCTCCTGTATTGGAATTATGAACACCAGTGATACGAATTTTAACACGACCCTCTAGTCCAGCAGGAGGTGCCGAATTAATCACATAACCCAAAAACCAACGGTTATCATCTCCATAATAATCTTTCTGTATAGGTCTTAATACGTTCATTCTATTGCGAAATCTCTAGGTAATTCGCCTATTTTAGTTAGACGCAATTGTGAAAAATGAGTGTTGTCTTTAAAAATATGATTGATCGCTAAAATGAAATAGTCGCCACTCTTACGTTTATCTATCTGTTCTATTGCGTCTTTGTTTTCAGATCCTGCTGCGGAATTCAAAAACAAAACACGAATTCTGTTACCAGTCGATATTTTAGCAGAAAATATCAAACGCCCTTCAATACCAATGTCTAATATATTCTTTTTAAGAATAGATCTTATTATTTTGTTTTTAACTTTCAGTTTAGATTCGATGATGTTCTTATCTTGATCTACAATAACTGCTTCATCATGATAACTAGAAAACTGATTGTAAGTATTAGATGATGTTATCTGAAAAATGTTTAATGAATTATATTCGTCAGAAAGTTTATCACCAATTTTTAAAGTAGGATCATATATGGTCTGTACAGTGTCAGATGATATAAGATCGGTAGAATAAAACTCATCGACTATATCACGAATCGAAATATGTGCACCAGAACTAATACCTGTACCAGCGTCTAAATTGGAATAATAAGATCCTACATTTCCATTTTCATATTGAGATAACATGTTATCAGCATTTGCTTCGTTGTAGGATATAACACTGTAATAAGGTCTTTTCAAATCGTCTTTGGCATCAACGCTAGAAATTGCATCACTATAACGCAGAGGAAACTTTTTATTAACAACATCAACTTTCATTAAACTGTCAAAATCAGACAGAATTAAATTATTACTCCACAGTATTGAACGCAAATATATTGGACCACCCGTTCGCGTAGTAGCACGATCTTTGATCCAACTCACTGCTTGAAGAGGACTCATATAAGGAATAATGATCTTCCTATCACCTTGAGCAGTACCCTCAAAGTCTCTACGGACCACGGTTTTGCCCAATTCAATAGAACATATTTGCTCGATGATTTCTTCAATGGGTGCAGTATACGAACGACTTAATTGTTTTATAGAATCAATGTAAAGATGATCCTCAATTAAATTTAGAGATATGATCTCAGAACGTTCGTTCATCTTTCGTGTACTATTGACCTTCCCCACAAAAAAGAATTTAGTGAATGTGGGTTCGTTAAGATCGTCTGGTGAACCCAAGGTAATACGAAACTTTTCAGTACCCGCCATCGATAAGGTGTCTCTCATTCCAAAATCATCTACAAAAATAATCGTAGCATCTATATAAGGCTTGGCAAGATGTTCAAAAATTTGAAACTCTACCAGATTGCTTCTGATATCAATTTCAACATCATTGCCTTCAGATCTGGATGATATAAGTACTGCTTCTAATATACTAAATGTTGTCTGAGACATTATTGATTACCGAGTATCGACTTGTATTTGCCTACGACATTTCCGATCAATTCTTTTTTGATGATACGTATTTTTTTCAGTTTATCATTATCTTCGATAAGTTTGTCTAAATTAGTAATTGCAATTTTGGGAGTTACTACTACTTGTGTATCTACACCTTGTTCGTTGTATAATGGAAAATAGAGATAATCTATAGGATCACCTTGACTATTACGATACTCATAAGTTCCGAACGATTCTTTTACAGTAGATACTAAATTATTCTCAATAACTACATTGTCAGAATCTGTATAACTTATCAGTCCTCCTGCAGCAGTAAAATCACTGTCTACACTATAATTGGGCGAATACACAGAAATTTCACCAAGCTGAATATTTTTACTTTTCACAATTAAAGATTTGCCATTAACGCTGACCGTTTGCCCTACTGGATATTTTGTTGAGATAGATTTACTTACACTGTCTGCTGTATAATACTCATACTCTATTTTACACGTCCAGTCTTTATGTAACTCGGTAGTGCTTAACTGATATAAATCTTGAAGAGCCAAAGGCCAACCTTGTTCCATGATAGGATCATTCATCATAAAAAACGTCCAGTCATATTCACTAGTACCGTAAAGTTGTTGCGACAAAGAATCGGGACGTTCAAAATCTTTTATCTCATATTCAATATAAGTAGAAATCTCATCAGATATGTTTTTTATATAATTACTTGATTTTGAAAGATTCTGAAAAGCGACTGGAGTAATTTCATCACCAAAAAGATACAGTATCTTCGGGAATTTTTTAAAATAATTAGACATTAATATCCATCCCTTACTTTTTGTTTGTCTAGCGTTACGATTTCGGTAAACGATAATGACACACTTACCTCAACAAAATTGCCGTCTGAAAAAAGACCTGTTGCAGTTTCGTTAAATGTAGTCTCTACATTTTTTAAGTAACATCGCTGAATCTTAAAACCAGGATTTGAATTTAAACCACTATATCTATTTTTAATTTCAATTTCAAATACATTAGGAAATTTATAACCTAAAGGAACACCTGATGTACCTAATGCTATTTTTTCAGGATAAAGTTCTTGACGAAACATTTTTACTATATTTCTAATGGCGACAGATTCTTGTGGGCTTGTTGCAATCATTTTGAAATCAAAAGTGAAATTTCTAAGATCGACCTGTTCAAATAAAGTTCTTATATTGGGCGCAGACGCAATACGTGTAGCACTACTAACAGCGGTTTCTGCTTGATCGCCAAGCCCACTACCTACAGCGCCACCTAAAATAGCGCCGGGGGCGCCTTTGAGAGAACCCGCAGCCACACCAAGAGCAGCACCCGCATTTTTTGCTACCATTTTTGCGGCTAACGCACTCGCTGTTTTTCCTAACTGACCGTTTGCATTAGACATACCAGCAAATGGATTTTTACCACTTAAGACATCCTCGCCTATTCCACCCATGACACCCAGACTCGCACCTTTATATTGTGCAACGTCTGAATATTTTAGAGATTTTTGAAGCGGTAATGTTATTGTTCCATATTCTTCGCCGCCAGTATTATTTTCATAACTCACTAATTCTGATTGTTTGACATTACTATCTTCTATTATTTGTTTTTGCTCTTTAGATGATACCTGTTCTTCGCCCAAAGATTCTTGTGTTTGACCAAATGCGCCTGCAGCCAAATCTACAACAGCATCTTTTGCTTGATCGTATATTTTTGAAAATGATTCGCCTATATTGCCAAGAATGTCTCCAGCTTCACCATCAATTTTGATTACCCGAAAAATTATTTTTGCAGGATAATTGTCTGACATGTTTAAAGGATAGAAAAAGTTTCGTGTAGCATCAAGATCAATCTCTTCATCTTCGGGAGCTTCTTCCTCATGAAGAACGGTTTCCTGTTCTTTGGTGTTAGGTTCTTCTTGATCACCGAAAATTGCTCCTTTTACGGATTCAATACTTTTATTCAAAGCGGAAAAGTAACCTGGTTCAGATTCGGACATTTAAATTTACTCTAAATAGTGTTTTAATAAGTTTATTTATAGTGATTTAATGGCATACTCTGGTAGATATAAACCCAAAAACCCTAAGAAATACGCAGGTGATCCTACAACCGTAATATACCGTTCCTTGTGGGAAAAATCTTGTATGATGTACTTTGATAAAAGTGGTGATATTAAATCATGGTCTAGCGAAGAAGTAGTGATACCGTATATGTACGATGTTGACAAGAAGTATCACCGTTACTTCATGGACTTCAAGGTGACATGGAAAGACGATAGCGTATCGTTGATAGAAGTAAAACCTAACAAAGAAACCACACCACCCAAAAAACTCAATACTCGCAATAAGAAGTATATGACTGAAGCATTAACGTATGTCCGTAACATGAATAAGTGGGAAGCCGCTAACGAATATGCGAAGGATCGTAAGTGGAAATTTGAAATATGGACAGAAATAGAGCTAAGAGAGAAGGGTATCATGACCAAACCTTTAAAACCGCTTAAGAAAATGAAACCTTTTACCAAGAAAAAGACTAAATAACCACATGTCAAACTTATTTGCTACAGTAGAACAAGAAGCTTTTCGTGCTGGTATCAACCCGCGTACTAAACAGTCGCGTGATTGGTTCCGCAAGAAAGTGTCAAATATGCGTGTAAATAGGCGCAGTTTAATGCGAGAAGAACCTATAGTAGCTAAAAATAAAACTATTATAGGTAATATGTTTATGTTTTTCTATGATGCTAAACATAAAGATACATTACCCTATTGGGATTCGTTTCCTTTAGTGATTGCGTTAGGTCCAGCCGAGAATGGATTTTACGGTATGAATTTACATTACCTACCCATACCATTACGAGCAAAGTTTTTAGATGGGTTGATGGATATAACATCAGATAAAAGATTTGATGAGAACACCAAATTCAAAGTGACGTATTCTTATTTGAATCGCGCTGCTAACATGAAATATTTTAAACCATGTTTCAAACATTATTTAACATCACAAGTTGAAGGTAAGTTTGCAATGGTGACAGCGCCCGAATGGGAAATTGCAACATTTTTGCCGATGGCGCAATGGCATGGTAATAAAGGTCAAGTGTACAAAGATTCGAGGGATAAAATAAATGCTTAAACTAGGCACAATTGATGAGTTTAAATCTCTCGTCAGTGAAGGAAAAGGATTTGCAAAATCCAATCTCTACTATGTTAAATTTCCTACCATTGCAGGAATCAATGCATATGATTTAGGTTTGTTGTGTAGCAGCATAGATTTGCCTTCTCGTCAAATGGCTTCTACAGAAAGACAGTTGGGTGTAACTACTCAAAATGTCGTATATGGATATACTAATGCGAATATCAACGCAACCTTTACTGTGTTGAACAATCAGAAAGTGAGAGAATATTTTGAGAGTTGGCAACAATTCATATTGCCTGAATACAGTGATGATGAAGCACGTTTTGAGGTAAAGTATCCAGACCAATATGTAGCGACACTACACATTTATCAACTAGAACGAGGACAGAGTTATCCTTTATTCAGTAAAAACTTTAGTAAAAAACTAGGTCCGTTGAATCTCAATTTTGATCTAGACATTGATATTGGTAACAGTACTATTGCAAATTATCACTGGATAATTGATCGTGCATTTCCAATCAGTGTAACTAACACAGCATTAAGTGATGCAGCCGGAGAACTAAGTACAGTCTCCGTTGAATTCGCATATAAGAGTTGGAAAGGTGAAAAAGTTTCCAACGGTAAACAAAAAGCGTCTATTTTTATTAACAGATAATGGAGTAAACTATGTCATTGCCTTTGTTGAATGATACACCGAAATATGAATTGAAAATACCTTCTACAGGTAAAAAAATAAAGTACCGACCTTACTTAGTTAAAGAAGAAAAAATTCTACTCATTGCTAACGAAAGTAAAGATCCTAAATTAATTACAGACTCTATAGTAGATACTATTCAAGCCTGTACGGACAATAAAATCAAGATAAGTGAATTAACAACATTTGATCTTGAATATTTGTTCATTAAAATTAGAGCAAAGTCAGTTGGTGAAAATGTTGATATGACTATGCCTTGCAGTGAGTGCAAACAACGAAATGAAGTTTCAATAAATCTTGACGAAGTAGAATGCCCCGTTGAAAATGTTGAAAACATTATTGTCATTGACAAAGACATTTCTGTGGAAATGCAATATCCTAGTTATGACAAAATTGAAAACAGTGAAGATGAAACCGAAGCAGTGTTTAATATTATATCCACTTGTATTAAAGCGGTCTATTCAAAAGATGAAAGAATTGATATTGAAGATGAACCAAAAGAAACTGTTGTCGCATTTCTAGACTCCATGACACGAACACAATTTCAAAAGATATCTGATTTTATTCAGACAATGCCTCAGGTACAACACAGTATCATTTTTGACTGTTCATCGTGCGGCGAACATAACGAGATTGAAATTAAAGGGCTACAGAATTTTTTTTAGTATGCCTCTCCCATGAAGAGTTAGCAAATTATTTTAAAACTAACTTTTTATTGCAGAGGCATCATAAATACACTTTAACAGAACTAGATAACATGATGCCTTGGGAGCGAGAGATTCAACTTATAATGTTAATGCAGGCGTTGGAAGAAGAGAAACAGGCAAGAGAGAAAAATGGCTAAGACCGGCAAGACTTCATTATCAGATGTGGTAGAAGAACTAGAACTTCAAACCGAAGGCATGGAACGGCAGGAGAATAATCTCCGAAGTTTTGGCGAAGCGTTGAAGGCTCAAGCTCAAGCGGATGCCGCTAAAAACGCTCGTGATGATCTTGATGATTTAGAATCATCTCGTGAAAAAGGTCCGTCAGACGCGGCAACTGGAGCTAAACTCAAAGGTGGTAAATCAGGCGAAGGGTTCGCTAGTAGTTTCGGTTCTTCTTTTGGTGGAATGGCAGGAGCAGCTGCAGGATTAGGTGCTCTAGGTATGGGCATTGGCGCATTCTTTGGTGGTCTTGCACTAGGTGATGCCGCGTTATCATATGCTAATACTGACATGAGTGCTTTAAAACGCGCTATGGTAGGTCTTGGTGAAGCCTTTGATGAAACTCCCACTAAGGGATTAATCGTCATGGGCGGGTTGATGGCGGCAGGTGGCGCACTCGGCGCACTGTTTGGTCCTGGTAAATCAATGAAAGCAGGTTTTGGTATGTTTGCTATCGGTGCAGGCATCGGTGGTTTCTTTGCGGGTCTTTCGTTAGGTGCGGCTGGTATTGATATTTTAAATACAGATGCATCTAGTTTAGTTCCTGTGATGAAAAACGTTGCCGAAGGATTAGGAGCATTTGCAAGTAATCCAGGTGCTCTTGCTGTTCTTTCAGGAATGCTTGCTGCTGGTGGATTGTTTGCAATGGTGCCGGGTGGTTCTGGTGCTATGGTGACAGGCATGGCGGCTATCGGTATTGGTATTGGTGCTTTCTTTACTGCAATGGGCGCAGCATCAGCAGCAATCAATTTAATGGGTGCTGATGGTTCTGGTTTAAAGAACCTAATGAAAAATACCGCAGAAGGTTTAAACGAACTAACTAAAGTAGACTATTCAAAGTTTGATGGATTTTTATCAGCAGCCGGTAGTGTTGGTGCTGGAATGCTTCTTTTAATGGGAACTAGTGGTATTGGTCAACTCACACAATCTCTAGGCAGTTTAATGGATGCTATTACGCCAGGAGAAAACAAATCAATTTACGAAGCTACGGCCGAAGGCTTAACAGCATTGATGGATGTAGATTATAGCAAATTAGATAATTTCGACAAATCAGCTGACGCGCTGGGTCGTTTTACATCAGCCATAACCAAACTAGGAGATGCCGATTTAAGCGACTTAAAGAGTAACATTGATGAAATTGGATTGGCTACCGCACACGCAATACCATTATTTGATAAAATGTGGAACGGCGGTAAAATGGGTGATGGATTCTTTGACGGATATCCAGAAATGGATTTTGGTGGTGGATTAAAAGCATTGCCTATGAAAGAGATTGGTGAATCTTTAAATGTAATCGGATCAGGTATTAATACTCAGCGATCTGATGCCATTGCCGCAAACACTGATACTGGTGGCGGTGGTGGTAGTACAATAATCAATAATGTATCATCACCAACGAATACACAAATACAAACACAAATTGGAACTGAAAGCCCTCAGTTAGGTTCTGTGACGCATGGAAACGGGAGTCAAGCAGACGCTTACGCGGCAGCTTAATCCCACTCTTTTAACCAATCTTCTAATTCGCCTTTCTTCTTTTCGACTGGTCGTTTTTTCCATTCTACGGTTATTTCACCCGATAATGTTTTATCAACCAAACCTCTAATATGTGCCGAAACTGTAGTGTTATTAGCGACACACCATATTTTAAAGGCTTTATAGGTTTCGATATCAACTAAAAAATTAACTAGTCTAGTTTTATCGTCGTGATATGTTTCTCTACGTTTTCTCATATAGTTTCCGATAAAAAAAAGGGGAGCGAACTCCCCCTTAAATAAACCGCTGTTTATATTATTCTTCAGCGGCTAGTTTAGCAAAGTAAGACATAGTATCATCTTCATCAGCTTCAGCAGTTGCAGCAACTACAGGTGCTGCTGCGGTTTTCATTGGTGCAGGTTCTGCCTGAAACGCCATATCAGCACGTTGTGGAGCGACTACTTGACCAAGTACCAAAGCTAATCTAGCAGACAACTCATCATAAGTCTTGTAACTTGCAGGATCAGAAAATTCGTTAAGATCATACATTCGATCATAAATTTCTCTAAGTTCATCTTCAGATTCTGATAAAGAAGACACGGCCGCAAATTCTGATTTATCATAATTGCGATACCCTTCAACATTACGAATCTTGAGTTTGAACGATGCGCCTTCCCAGAGATCAAAAGGATCCACCGGTTGTTCGTCTTGAAAAGACGGTTGCATCAAATCCATGATTTTATCGTGGATCTTTTTACCATAGACAAACAAGAACACTTGTCCTTCGTTTGCTGGGTTACTTGGGTCACTCTGCACGATTACGTTTGACACATAGTGTAATCGACGCTTGCGTTCACGTGCGATATCCTTATCTCGATCATCACCAGAGTTCCACAGTTTAGAGTTTGACTCTGATACTGGGTCTTGTTGACCAAGTGAAGTCAATGACTTCTCGATGTACCATTGTCCGGTTGGACCTTTAAACCCATGATCCCAGTATCTTGCCCAAGGGAGATCAGAACCTTCTGTAGCAGGCAGGAACCGCAACACAGCATAACCATTGCCTGCCTTATCGACAGTAGGTTTCCAGATGCGATCATCTACATAAGATTTCTTTTCATTGTTACCGCTTTCACCACCCGCAGCTGCGACTAGTTTAGCGATGTTACTTCCACGATTGCGTTTTAAATTGTCAAATGACATAATTGTATTTCCTTGTATTTACAGTGTATTTCAGATTATCCACGTTATTCATAATGTAAGTGTATATAGTACACCATTTAACCTCTGGTGTCAAGAGGTATTTAACCAAGAGGCAATTCATTACCACGAGGTAAAAAGTTTAGACGCCGAGCTTCGGCTTCTATTTTTTCTTTTATTGGTTCCGAGATATATTTTTTAACATCCTCCACTTCTAGATTATTTTTTTC